TCTTGTGGATAACGATAAATGTTATTTTCATATTTTGCACCAAGCGCACCCATCAACGGACCAGCAGAACCTGTTCTTACTTGTTGATTTTTGTTTAGTGATATTCCGGTGAGATTAAAAAGAGCCATTTTAGTCCTATTTGTTTGACTACATATTTATATGTCATATGGAAAGAATAGTTACAAAGGCTGGTTCAAGCCCAAGAATCCAGCAAAATACAATGGCAATGCAGAGAACATTGTCTTTAGGTCTTCGTGGGAATTACGCTGTATGAAATACTTTGATGACCATCCAGGAATCATATGGTGGTCATCTGAGGAATTGTCTGTGCCGTATTACTCTCCTGTCGATAACAGAATGCATAGATACTTTCCTGACTTTATCATCAAAGTTCAACGAAAGGATGGTACTGTTATGACACATATGATTGAAGTGAAACCATACGCCATGACACAAAAGCCTGTGCAAAAGAAACGTGCAACCAAGAAGTTTCTAACGGAAGTGGCTGCTTACGCTGTGAATCAAATGAAATGGAAGGCTGCTGATGAATTCTGCCACACTCATGGCTGGAAGTTTCAGATTCTAACTGAGAAAGAATTAGGTACTATCTGAAGAACCCAACATCCTACTTATAAGAGTAAATGTTGTGAAAAAGAATCCTTAATGGCAATAATGTGAATTAAAACGGTAATAAATATAGCATGGCTTATCTAATGGACAGAATTAACGCACAACTGGCTAAGGCTGGTTACGATGCCCGCACCCGTCAGGCAAGAGATTGGTTACGCTCAAAAGTTGATGACTTAAAACCAACACCTCAAAAACTGATGCAAGATAAGTTGAGACAGACAAACTCCAGTTTTGTTGGTCATATGTATTTTTTCTACTATGACCCTAAGTTGAAGGATGAGTTGCCATATTACGACAGGTTCCCGTTGGTCATACCAATTCAACCATACCCAGACGGTTTTTTAGGGCTGAATCTACATTACATTCACCCAAAGCAACGCATCATTCTTTTAGATAAACTGAGTGAACATGCCTCAGATACCAGATTTGACATTCATACCAAATTGAGATTGAACTATCAATTATTGACTGCATTCTCAAAAGCATATGAAGCAACACCTTGTATCAAGCGTTATCTTGGTTCTCATGTGAAATCTCGTTTTGTGGAAATTTTTGCGGATGAATGGGATATTGCCGCATTACTACCTGTCGAACAATTTGAGAAAGCAAGCACAAGTAAAGTCTGGGCCGACTCTAGGAAAAAATTCTAAATGGCATTTCAACCAAATCAATTTCTATCAAACATCAAAGCCAAAGGTGGCTTGGCAAAACCAAGTCGCTTTCAGGTAGTATTGCCTATTCCAACTTATATTAATAATTTTGTTGGTCAATCTATCCTTGAAAAACTAACAAACTTGCCTGCGACATTAGCCGCTGAATTTCAGGACATTCTCAATACAGATATCCGTGATGAACAAGCAAAAACTGCTAATCCATCACTATCACGATATCTAGGTCTTCAATGTGAATCTGCTGAATTGCCTGGCAAGACACTGGTAACTGCTGATGCTAAAGTTTATGGACCAGTTTATAAAGTTCCATATCAAACACAATACAACGAAACAACATTAACTTTCGTTTGTACCAATGATTTCTATGAAAGAAAGTTATTCGACCGTTGGCTAGAATCTATCATGCCTACAGATACAAATAATCTGAGATTCGCTAAGGGTGAAAATTCTCGCTACATGACAAATTTTCAAGTCATTCAATATGACGATTTCGTTAAACAGATTTATGCGGTTGAAATGATTGACGCATTTCCTATTGGTGTATCTTCACAACCATTGAGTTGGTCGGAAGATGGATTTCATCGTGTTTCTGTTCAATTTACATATCAGAGATTTAGAACTATCTACGATAGTAAAATCAACATTGCTGACCAAGTCGCAGAAAAGATTGGTGGCGCACTTGGTAATAGATTACTTAAACCAATCAATCAAATCGACCAAGCAATCACACAAAAAGTTGGCAATCTTGCCACAAGAGTTTTATTATAATTATTCGGAGTTATTATGTCTTTACCAAAAATTGATGTGCCAGTTTATAGTACCAAATTGATTTCCACAGGAAAAACAATTAAGTATAGAGCATTCACAGTTAAAGAAGAAAAGTTGTTTCTCATGGCAAATGAGAGTGAGGATGTTGATACTGTTATTGATTCAATTAAACAAGTTTTGAATAACTGTATCATCACAAAAGGAATTAATGTTGAAGAACTTCCTTTGTTTGATATTGAATATTTGTTTCTGAAACTTCGTGCAGTTTCTGTAGGAGAAATTGTAAATCTGAGATATAAATGCAACAACATTCTTCCTAAGTTGGAAGATGAGGAAGAAAAGAAGTGTAATCATATTGTTGAGATTGATTTGAATTTGAATCAGATTACACCAGAATCCATAAAATTGGAAAAGACAATACAAATCACAGATACTATGGGTGTTACAATGAAGTATCCAACTTTCGATTTATTAAAAGATTTTGATGTAAATCAGGAAGTCGATTCTATCATTAAAATGACAGTCAAATGTATTGACTTCATTTACGATAAAGATAACATTTACTATGCGAAAGATGCAAAAGAGGAAGAGTTGGTAGATTTTGTGGAAAGTATGCAATCTAAAGATTTGGAGAAAATTAAAGATTTTTTCAGTTCGATGCCTAAGTTGAAAAAACAGTTGGATTTTAAATGTGTTAAATGTGGATATGAAGAGAAAATTGAACTGGAAGGAATTCAAAGTTTTTTCGGTTAACGTTTGGTTATGAAAATCTAACTAATCATTTCCAAACGAACTTCGCTTTGATGCAACACCATAAATATAGTTTGACAGAGTTAGAGAATATGGTTCCATGGGAAAGAAGCATTTATGTTGGAATGTTGATGAATTACTTGGAACAAGAAAACGAAAAATTAAAACAAGCGCAAGCGCAGAGGCGATAAATGGCAGATAAGAGCAGTAGACTAGCAAACATTCTAAAACAAGAATATCAATCCAAAGGTATTGTTGGAGGTTTGGCTTCAGCCACAGGAAAAAGAGTGCTTGAAAAATTAGATATCAGAAACGCATTATTTGGTGGTTCTGGTGTCGGTTCACTTATCGGTAAAAAAATCTTCGGTAAGGGTTATTCTGCTATCAACGAAAAACCATCTGTCGATAAACTATCAACACAGTCTGCAATTCTATCTGCTGATAAATTAGATACGATTGGCATGAACACACAAATCACCGCTAAAAACTCTATGGCTATTCCATCTATGGCCAGAGATATGAATGTGATGCGCCAAAATATTATCAAGTTGGTAAAACTACAAGGTGGTACACCAACAAATAAAGCAGATGCATTTTTCTCCAAATCAAAAGACAGAGAATCAATGTATGAATCTTTGTTTGGCAAAAAAGTGAAACCAACACCAACTCAAGTTAAGACACAAGAAAAGGGTACGGGATTCTTAGGAACACTTCTATCAGGATTTTCTGCATTAGGAACTCTTATTGTAGGTACTATCAGAAATGCTCTTTCTGGTATTCCCGCAATATTATCTGAAGTATTCAGTATAAAAAATTTAATGGGTGCATTTGGTGTTGCCGCAAGCACATTAAGTTCAATTTTCAAAATTGTTGGTTTAGTTGCGACAAACCCGGTTTTCTTGGCTATAGCAGGAATAGCATCAGCCGCGGCTATGCTTTCATTCATGCGAGGAAATTATGATGCTGAAAAAACTCGTTACATGGAGTTAGCGGAAAAGAAAAAGAATGCAGGTTCACTATCCGCTGAAGAAGAAAAAGAGTTGCGTGCCCTAGATAGACCAAATTTCAAATCCGAAGCAACAACAAAATTAAACTATGATCCTATTGCTGGTGTGGAATCAACAGCGAAAACGCCAGGACAAATTGCCGCACAGAATCGTAGAAATTCTATTCGTCAGGGTGCTCCTGACATTGCAGGTGCTGGAAGAGGTGGACAGGGTGGTACTACTGCCGAACAAGCAACATCACCATCTAGAGTTGGTGCTAAAGCGAATGCTGAAAGTTACTTGGGTGCACCAATTAGTGAACAAGATTGGGACATGCTACTT